TATTGGCTTCAATTTTCTCGTGAAGCTCCGTTCCAGCCGCTAGGAACTCTGCCTTCCGGCTGATCTCGTGCACTCGCCGGCTAAGCTCCATGCGCCGCCCGAAAGAGATGCGGTAGATCGCGAAACGCACCCCCGGGACGGCCTTCGATTCGATCCAGATTTCGCTCTCATACTTCACACCATCGCCTTTGGCCTCGCCTGCTGTCCCGGCGTCCGGTCCTCTAGCCGAACGCAATGTAAATCTCATCGTTCACACTCCCTTGCGCGCGACAGCCTTGAAATTGCCACTGTTGCCTCGTCAGTGAATCGTCGAATGCCGGGACACCCGGCACGACACTGTTCATGTAAATGCCGAACAACTCACCTTGCTGCTGTCCAAGTTGCATCATCATGCTGATCGGCGATCGTTGACGCGCTGCCTGATAGAGAGCCTCCGTGGCTGTATCGTCCATCTGGAAAATGCTGAAGTTAACGGTCACCGTCCGCGGTCCGGGAGAAATCGTGCTGGGCAGTATCGCCCCATATTCACGCGCCCGCAACTCGATATTGTTTGTGAACGTTACTTCCGCATTGGTTAATGTGTAAAAGCGCGCAGGCGAACTGCCCAGCCAGACTTGCCCAAGGTTGCCCGGAATGATCGAGTAGTTGATCGGGGCAACGCTCGGTTCCGACGGAAATGCAGATAATCCAAATTGCCCGCTCACAAAACTGCTCGTGTCCACCAGGTCTTGCGCTTGCCCGCTGAAATCAAATTCGTGGAAATCGCCGTTCAGCTTAATGGAGAGTGTATCCACCGCCATCCCCGCCAATACCCGTTGAACGGACGTCGAAGGACTCCAGTAATCGAAGAGCGTAAGGCTGGACAGACTTTCGGCCGTACTATACATCGTTGTCGGTCCGGTTTGTGAGCTCGTTAATGGAGTAACTGAAAACGGAGCGTTAAGCTGAAGCGTGTGGGCGTCCACCACTACCGTCACAAACCGTATCTCCCCTCCACTTGTAACGGCTCCCCCGGGAGCCAACCCGTGCGATGCCGTAAACGCCACGGTCGAAGTCCCGCTCGTACTTGCCACCGTGCTCCCCGCCGATTGTGTCGCAGCCCCGCCGAGACATGCCTGAAACAACGGTCCATCTGGTGGAATCGCGCTGGGATTGCCCCAGTTCGCCATATACGTTTTTAGGCCGAAGCTGGTCTGTATTCGCTGGCCGCTCGGATTCCCCGCGAACGTTCGCGACCCTGTTTTGTCCGCCCTCGTTACTTTTTCCGTTTGTTGCTTGGTCGTCAACTTCACCGCCGGAATTCGATTGCTCGCGCTGATCGCTGCCGCGGCGCCGTAGCTGTCCTCCAATGCGACGTAAAACCGATTGTCATTCGAAAGAATATAGGACATAAGAAGTTTGACTAAGCGCCCTCTAGCCCGCGCTGATCTCCAAAGTAAACGCAACCTTCGCAGTTTGCAGGAAGTTCCGCCCGCCGTGCTTTGCGCCGCTAAAGGTAACCTCGTATCCGCCCGCAAAGATTACACCGTCACCCCAATCCCCGCGGTTGTTGTCTAGCACCTGGGTGATGGCGTCGATATACGCCTGTAAGTTTGCTTCTATCTGGTCGAGCCGATCCTGCGAAACACGAGCTTCCACTACCATCTGCGCAGTCCCTGAAAATGTTCGAAACTTCTCCCGAAGCTCGTTGAGCACCTTGTTGCAATAAACGTAAATGAGCGGATAGTTGCTGATGACGCTTTGCTCGGCGACGTCCGGCGCCACGTTCTGAGCGATAATCTGCTGCGGCCCTAGCGAAGCCAGCTTGATCCCCTGCTGCAGTACTAGGGCTTCCACGGCCGCTGGCACTCCACCGGCGGCAGCCAGCACTCCCAACACCTTCTTCGTGCTGGAACCCGCGATTTGCAGCATGTTCAGCCTCTCTCCATCACCCGATGATCTACAATGAACCACGTCGGCAGTTGGCCCATTGGAATTGGGGCACCCGGATTAGGACCTGACGTCATCGTCCAGCTACTCATAGCCGCCGCGCTTTGATTCTGTAAGCTCAATCCGTCCGGTGACGTTCCAACGTAAACGTTCCAACTCGTCACGTTAGGTGGCGGCACGCCGGTCGTCACTACAAGTTGCTGGCCCGCAGAGGTGCCCGATTGAGCGAGATTGCTTGGCGCGCCTTCTTGGCCGGATGCGTTCACCCACGTCACGGCGACATAGAACATCCCACCCGCTGCCGTTCCAGCCACAGTGGATAACACCGGAGCGCAGGCTTTTGGAACGGGATCGGTCACTAATCCCACTCCTAGCTGAAAGTAAGTCTGTGCGCTAACCTTTGCGAGCCGCTCGTATTCCGTCCACTTACCTTGATATCGGTCATTCAGCTGGTTGTTGTATGCGTCCCGATAAATCAACGCCAGGGTTTTGTGGATGTGCCATTGCCTCAGCGGCTCACTGACCACAACATCTTTGACGCCTTGGGCGCGTCGAAAAGCCAATAAACAATCCCGCAGTGAGGAACGCTTGAAAAGAAACAGCAAGAGGTCGTTCGCCACGTCTTGCTGCGCCAGCATGATCTTCGCCCCTAAGTCGATACCTTCGGTCGCCGCGACGTTGAGGATGCCATTCTCGTAACGTTGCAAGTCGTCCGCGTCGCTGATGGGACCATCGCTAAAGAGAGCCATGATGTCTATCGGCCTCTACCGCTTCTCCGCGCGCGCCGCGTTCTTCATCGCTCGAAGATCCGCGTCTGAGATCACGTTAACTTGAACTTTGGATGCCATCAACTTCTGCTCCGCCTCCTCAACGGCCTTTCGCGCGGCCGTTCGAAACTCGGTGGATTCCTCCTCGGTCGCCAGGTGCGCATGCCCCTCCAGAATGAGCCTCGCTGCTACGCTTCTCGAGACTTCGGCGAGCTGCCCCGGCCGGCCTCCGTCAGGCGTCTCGTGACTGACGACAATTACATGGGGATCCGCAATCTCCTGCTCGATTTTCCGTAATTTTTGAAAGAACACTCGTAGATCCATCCCACTCCTCTCCCGCCGCGGACAGACCATTTCTATCGTCCGCCCGCGTCGCTTAATGTCTGTCGCCTAGCTGTTCACCTGCAGCCCGAACGAATTTCGAAGAACCGCCGTTCCGTATAGAACATCCACAGTGAATTGCTGCCCCAGCGTGTTTGGCTGGTAGCTCATCACTACCCGGATTCCAAAATTACCCATCTCGGCATATTCGGCAATCGCGCCTGTTCCGGGAAGCGGTTGTGGAAGCCGCCGAATGACCAGCCCGATCGCGTCTTTCGAAAAGGCCAGGTTGTGGGTATTCACCGGCCCGCTGCCCGTTTTCTGCACTAACTGCGACCGAAATACGAAGAAGTCCTTGATCTTGCCCACGGCACCATCCACCAGTGCTCGTAAGCCCGCATCGCCCGCTGAGTAATATTCGCTAAAGCGCGGAATCTGTCTCATTGCGGAGTAACTCGTCGGATCCACCACCAGGTACTTACTCGCAACACCTGGAACCTTCGCCTGGAACAATGCCGTCTCCGCCGCGTCTACCGTGGCCTCCGTTAACGCGATACCCGCCGTGCCCACCGCCGTGTTCGAAGTGAATTGCGCGTACAGGCTTAAAATGTCCGATTCGATCCGTTCCGCGATTGCCACCACTGCCGGTTGCATGTATAACTTCAAAAGGTCCGGCACCGCCAGGACCTTCGTGATATCTGGAATCTGGAACGTCGCTTCTGCGTGCGTGTTCAGCACAATCTGCGCGTTTCCAAGGTTCGGATTCTGCGTCTGAACCATGCCACCCTCGGCGATGTTGTTTGCGACTAATGTTGGTGGAATCGGCACATTTACTGTGTCTCCCGCATTCGCCAGCGTAGGTTCATAGTCTCGATTGACTAAATTGCCCATCACCAGGTTGCTCACCAGCGCTGGCAAGGCGTCTACTGCGACCAGCTTCACGATCGCGTTTGCTACATTTGCTGATGTAATTGTTGGCATTCACCTTCACCGCTTTTAATTGTTCTTGAACCTACGCCGGTCAACCGGCCCTTTCAGCCGCATCCCCCGTGCGTCCCCTTCACATGCCCCGTAGCGCCAGACTCGCCACTCTCGAGACCTCTTGGCGCATCTTTTCCAGCTCTTCCGGACTCATGCCCGGTCGAATTTTGTCCAGATCAAGCGCGCTCGTATTGGAGCCGGCTTTCGGCCCGGACCCCATTCCCGATCCGCCGGTAATCCGCGCCGGCAATAACTCGGGATTCTCTTGCACAAACTGTTTTAGATAGTCGCGAAGCGCCATTTCGTCCGGGCCGCTGCGCGCGATCAGTTGGCCATCCTCCCGCCGTTGCACGTCATCTCTCACGGCGCGATACGCTAAGTCCACTTTGACTACACCCAGCTGTTGCAGTTCCGCGCGGATCGACGAGCTTCGCTCCGCCTCTTCCGCCATTTTGCGGCTACGCGCATTTTCCTGAACCAGATCGTTGACTCGTTTTTCCAGGTCCTCACGCCGCTTCCGCTCATCCAGCAATTCCGCCTTATACGCTGGCTCAGCCTTCGCCTGCTCGGCGTGGACAAACTCATCAATCACGCCCCGTATCAGAGACCGCAGCTCTGTTCCATCGGCCTTTTCCTCTTCCATGTGCCTCCTGCTGATGTGGCGCTCACACGTGTATACGCCTGGTCGCCCTTACTCCTGATCGATTTCGCTTCCAATCCGGTCTTTCACGTCTTGCCGGGCATCGCACAGGAATTGAAACGCTAGTTTTTTGAAAACTTGCTTCTTCAAGGTCGGTGACTGGATACCTAAGTTCAACAACATCTGCGCGTCTTGTAGTTCCGTCCCAAAATCGCCGATGTCGAATTCATCCATCCCCGACACACCGATGCTCAGTCCGTCCTCGCGCGCCCTCTCAACGGCCCGCAGTACGCGCTTTATCGAATCCTTAACTGCGTCCCCGTAAGCCCGTAATACTTCCTGCGTGATTGCATAATCGCGCTGCTTGCTTACACCCGATTGCGTTGCTTTTCCAGATAGTGCGCCTCCCGCGTGGCTCACATAGCACACCCGGTAAATCTCTTCCTGCAATCTTGTCAGATTATCGGCTGCAATCTGGTAAACATTCCCTTGCGGCTCCGTCCATCCAAAACGATCTTGCGGGCCGAGCTGAATGTAGTAGGACTCGCCCATCACCTGGTCCCAATCGCGTTCCGAGTAAATCACCGGCATCGCGAACAACCCCATCGTCAGCGCCCAACCCAGCGCATTGGACTTATTGAAATGCTCCAGCTGCAGCGACGCGGCTTTGTTCAACAGCCACAGCCCTTCCGATACCCGCAACTCCACCAGTGGTACTTGCGCCTGCTTGGCCAATCCATGCCGGCCCTCGGCCACCACCTCCACCTGCCCGCGTTTGCTCCCTTCCTCTAATTGTTCGTAAATGCGATAGTTTTCCTTGTCGTAGTAAACCCATCGCGTCTGTTTCCACCACCCCGCATCTTCGAGCTTGTCCTTGCGCAGACTCTGTGTCCGCAACACCACCCACTGATATTGCCCGTGATCGTCATAACTCCAATTGATAAGTTCGTCGGCCGCGTAACTGAGTAAGTAGGCGCGCGAGGCCCCCCGCTCGTCCTCCTCGGCCCGTGTGCCAATTGGCCCGTCCAGCCGCGGAAAGTCGATCAGTATATAGCTCTTTCCGCATACCAACGCCTCTACAAATTGCCGCCTGAAGAACTCGGATAGGTTCGTGCCCTTTAGGTCGCAATCTTCCGTGAATACGCCAAAAAACGTTTTTGACCGGTCGCCGTTTCCTTCAAAGTTCAGCACCGGCTCGCGCCGGAACAGCGTGGCCGTGTACCAGTCCACAATCGAACCCACATAGTTCTCGTAAAAACTTCTGCTCAGTCGTTCCACATAGACGTCGCCGGGCTCCTTCTGCCTCCGGACCAGGTATTGATCCGCGCTTGCGATGAACTGGGCGCCCCCGGAATATAAATCGCGATACTGCCGCCACATCGCTCTCTTCGCCGCATATTCCGGATGCTCGTGAATGATATCGGGACCGCCGTTGCCAATGTTCATCAGTTATTCTTTCGCTGTTAAATCAACCGTCGGCTCTGCTCGCCGAACACCGGACGTGGCCCGCACTCTTGCCAAATCAGGTAACCCAGCGCGTCCGACAGGTGGGTCCTCTCGGAATCCCGCTCTTTATCGATCACGCCGCTTTCAGGCTTGTAGGTTACTTCCTCAAAATCCGTTATCAGCCCACGACACCGCGGATCGATCAGCAACCGGACTTCTTCGCTCGCCGAAAACAACTTCGCGTTCACTAGACCAATCCGTTCCCGGACACTCGGATTGCTCGCCGGCACTCGAAACTTCAGACTTCGATACGCCGTTTGCCGAAAATATTCCCTGATCATTCGGTAATCCGTTGTCCCAGCCGTCTGCAGCCGTTGTCCGGTCGCATCGCCGTAAATCACGATGCCCGCCTGATGATTTGGATACCGCGCGTGAAACTCCTCGCACGCTTGCAAAGTGCTGGCCTTCTTGAGCACCACTTCATCCAGCACCAGAATGTCTTCGCCGCGCTTTTGCGCCACGATCGAACTCATGGGATCCACGTTAAAGTCCAGCGCCCAGAACAACGGCAACGTCCCGTCGATCTCCAGCTTTCTAATGTTGCGCGCGCGCTGGAATCCTGGATAAACCACGCCGGCCTGGACATTTAGATACTCACCCAGCGCTTCCTGTTCGAAAAACCTCGCGTCGTAGCTTCCGCGCAGCCGCTCGTAAAAGTCCGGGATCTTGTCAAGCACGTGCCTGTTCTCGAATGGCTTGGCAACCACAACGTCGTATCCAGCAATTACATTCCGCACAAATCTCCGATACACCCAGTCAAATCCCTTCGGCGTCCACACCGCGAATCCGCACAGACGAGATGCCCGCGGATCGCGCAACCGGCCTTCTAGTCGTAACCACGCTTCTTCCGACGTATAAGTCAGTTCATCCAGCCCGAACCAGGCTAAATTCGTTCCGCGTAGCCGCTCAAAGTCGTCCACCGCTCGAAAATATATCCTCGAGCCGGTGTCCTTCATCAGCAGTACCGACTCCGACTTATTCAGCTCATGCCGGATATGATTGCTCGCCAATACCTCCAGGAAGCTGGTCAACGTTGCGTCTCGCAACATTGGATAAGTCGGCGCTCCGATTAAGCCTTGGCGGCCTGGGTTCAAGTAACTCAGGCGGATCGCTTCTTGGCACAGCGCTTGACTCTTCCCTGAGCCTATGGGTCCAGAAAATCCTTTAAACCTCGCCGTGGAAGCATGAAACAGTTTCTGCGAAGAGAGTGGGGCATATTCTATTTCAATCAGCAGCGTGTTTCCGCTGGATCTTTCCACGTGACGATGATCTCCCTCGGTTGCTCCTCTTCTTCCAGCTCTCTTTCCAATTGAGTCAGCCGGATAAAATCCGCCAGTGTTACTTTGTTGTTCTTCAGATCGAGCCGCCTTTCGACATCCATAAGCAGCTTGGTAATTCGTTGCCTGCGGGTGCCTTTCAGTCGCCTTTTTGGCTCGCTTAGTATCGGTGTCCGTGCTGTCATCTCGAGTTCAAAAAAATGGGCGCCTCCGTTTCCAGAAGCGCCCGAAAGCAACTCTCTCCTGCACCGACTCTATCAATCAAGTTTTTGTTCTATGTCACATGCTCTGCTAAGCGCCTGAAAACGCAATGCAGATTCCTCCGCCTCTTCTGTCACCCCTTCATGCAGTCTGAATCCGCGCCGCGCCTTCCAACCCACGATCCTGAATTTCGATCTCCCGGATTCGAAACTTCTGCACTTTGCCCGTTACCGTCATCGGAAATCCATCCACAAACCGAATATATTGCGGCACTTTGAAATGCGCGATGCGGCCGCTGCAGAAGTCGCGGATCTCGGCCTCCTCGGCCGGCTCCTTCAGCCGGATCCATGCCACCACCGTCTCGCCCAGCCGCGCGTCCGGAAGGCCTACCACCTGCACTTCCGCCACTTTCGGATGCGTGTGCAGAAACTCTTCGATCTCTCTCGGATATACATTTTCGCCTGCCCGGATGATCATGTCCTTCGCACGGCCCGTAATCCGAAAGCACTCGTCGCTGTCCATGGTCGCCA